TTCTCAGAAAAACTCCTCTAAAATCGGTTGGGTATTTAACCTAAATAACTAGAAAAAAGTTCATAGAAATGTCCGCAATCATTACTGAGCAGTTTCGTATACTTAGTGCTGAAAATTTTCGTGCTGGAATTGCGTCTACTGGCAGTTCATATTATACTTGGGTTGGTTTGCCTAATGCAACCAATTTAAATGCAAACTGGAACACCAGCCCACCAGCACCAGTAGATTCCTTTAACGATGAAAATCGTTATTGGGATACAATGATTGCTATGAAAAAAATTAACTCTTCTGACATCAGAAGAGTGGTTGAAAAATATACATGGGCATCTGGTGAAAAGTATGACATGTACAGGCATGATTATAGTAGAAATAATCTTGCACCAGTATCAAGATCAACTGGACTGTATAGTTCAAAATATTATGTAATCAATCAAGATTATAGAGTTTATATTTGTCTTAATAATGGAATCTCACCAGAAAATCCAACTGGAAGACCATCTCTTGATGAACCATTATTTACTGATTTAGAACCAAGAGCAGCAGGTAGCAGTGGTGACGGATATGTTTGGAAATATCTCTATACATTAACACCAACTGATATTTTAAGATTTGATTCTACCAATTTCATTCCTGTTCCTGAGGATTGGAAGACTGGTAATGCTAATGCAGCAGTAAGAGATAATGCAGCAACTAGTGGACAAATTAAAATTGTAACCATTAGTAGTAGAGGAACTGGTTATGGAACAGCAACAACATATCAAAACGTAGATATTTTGGGTGATGGTGAAGGTGCAAAAGCTAGTGTTACAATCAATGCGGATGGAAAGGTAGAATCTGTTGATGTTTCAAATGGAGGATCTGGGTATTCTTTTGGAACTCTTGATTTAGATGGTGCTGGTATTACAAACTCAGCATCAAGCACTGATGCTGTGACAAGCGTTGTTATTCCACCAAATGGTGGACATGGATCTGATATTTACGAAGAACTGGGTGCTCGTAAAGTCATGGTTTACTCACGACTTGAAAATGACAGCACTAATCCAGATTTTATCACTGGAAATGAGTTTGCAAGAATTGGTATTGTAAAAGATCCTCTTGTTTATGGATCATCATCTAAATTATCCTCAGACAAAGCAAGTTCTGTTTATGCTTTAAAGGTAACTGCTGCACAACTTAGTCAAATTGAATTTTTAACAGATGATGTTATTACTCAAACTATTGGTATTGGATCAACGGCAATTGGAAGAGTTGTTTCTTGGGATTCAAATACTGGTGTCTTGAAATACTGGCAAGAGAGTCAGGTAGCAACATCATCTACTGTTGGAACTGCTCCTTTGTATGGTTATAAATTACACAGATTCCAAAATACACACGATGGTAATGGATCCTTTAATATTACTGGTGGAAATGGAACAGTTGCTATCGATACTTCTTTCTCGGGTATCTCTACCACTCTAAATAATAGGACCTACTTCCTAGGCCAAACGTTTGACAAAGGTGTAGCAAATCCTGAGGTTAATCCTCAGAGTGGACAGATAATCTATGTTGATAACAGACCATCTGTTCTGAGATCGTCAAACCAAAAAGAAGATATCAAAATCGTTTTAGAATTCTAAGAAAATGCCCCAGGAAACTAATCTCAACATCACTCCTTATTATGATGATTTTGATCCCGCAAACAATTTTCATAGAGTTCTCTTCAAACCAGGAACTCCTGTTCAAGCGAGAGAATTAACTGGTTTACAGTCAATTCTTCAAGATCAAATTGAGAAGTTTGGTACTCATTTTTTCAAAGAAGGTGCCAAGGTAATTCCTGGGCAACTTTCTTACCAAGACCTTTTTACTGGTGTTTGTATTGATCCAGATTTTGCGGGTATTCCTGTAAGTCTTTACTTGAATCAACTCATTGGTAAAAAATTCAGAGGAGAAGAATCTGGTATTGAAGCAAGAATTGATTTTGTTCTTTCTTCAAATGATTCCGAATTAAATTTAGATACTTTATATTTCTCCATTACTAAAAGTGGGAACGATTTAGAGACTGGTGACTTTATAGAAGGAGAAAATTTAGTTCTCTTAGAAAGTTTAACTTACGGCAACACCGCTATTTCAGCGAACCAAGGGTTTGCAAGAGCAATTTCTAGTAATGCAAATATTACTGGATCAGCTGCTAACATTCAAGAGGGTGTTTATTTTCTTAGAGGGAATTTTGTAACTGTAAATCCACAGACAATTCTTCTCCAACAATATCAATCAATGCCAACTGTCAAAGTTGGTTTGTCAGTTATAGAAGAGATCATTAATTCTGACGATGATGGCACTCTTAATGATAACGCACAGGGATATAGTAACTATTCAGCGCCTGGTGCCGACAGATTAAAGATTAGTGCAACATTAGTATCAAAACTAATCGTCGATGATGATGATCCAAGTTTTGTTGAATTGATGAGAATTCAGAATGGTGAAATTGAAACGTTTGTAAAAAATACAGACTACAATTATATCAAAGCAGAATTTGCTAGAAGAACTCATGATGAGTCTGGTGATTATTATATCAAACCATTTGATCTGTCAGTTAAAAATACTTTAAATGATTATCTCGGAAATGATGGTATATATGACGAAGGTGCAGTAACTTATCAAGGTAATACTGCATCTGAAAGTTTGATGGAGTATGTTATTTCTTCTGGAAAGGCATACGTAAGAGGATTTGAAGTAGAGAAACAAACGGATACAGTAGTAGATATTGAGAAACCTAGATCAACCAGAGAGGTATTTCAAGAAGCTGCTCCTCTTTCGATTGGTCCAAAAATCACAATCAATAATGTTCATGGATCTCCAAGAGTTGGATTTGGAACTACAATCGCAGCAACTTTAAGAGATGAAAGAGTTGGTGTAGCATCAACTTCACCATCTGGAAATGCAATTGGCGAATGTAGGATTTACGATTATAACTTAGAGTCGCAAGTATTTGAAGGTCCAGAATCAGAATATACTCTCAGACTTTTTGATATTTCACCATACACTAAGGTAGAGATTACTCAACCATTTACTTCACTCAGACCAGGTGCATTTATTTCTGGTCAGTACAGTGGAGCATCTGGATTTGTTGTAGAAGATTCTTCTGGTATTTCTACATTTAGTCTCAGACAAGTTAGAGGATCTTTCCATAAAGGAGAAAAGATCTCGGTAGATGGTATAAATTATAACACTACTGTTGCTATCACGTCTAATTATAGTATCTCAAACGTTAAGTCAATCCATCAAGGAACGACTGTTGGTGTTCAAACATTTAATGCAGATTTAAAACTCACAACAAACAGAAAGTTTGGAACTCCATTCACTATTAGTGCTAGAAGTGGAGATGGTGCTGACGTTTCACCTGCTGGATTTAGCACTATTACTGCTCAACCAGGAACTTTTGTTGGCATCGTAACTACAAATGATTTAGTTCGTTTCATTTCTACTGATAGTGCTATTTCTGATCCTGTTGTACTGAGGGTTTATAGTATTAATAATACTGCCTCTGAAATGACTCTGGCTGGTATTCAAACAGTCACGAATGTGCTTGAAGGTGCTCCACCACAAAATGTACAACAAATCACCGACCTCGAAGTTGTATCTGGTGATTTGATTAATGTAGAGGATAATACTCTTTTCACTACACTTGGACAAAGAAACATTGACAACGTTGATCTTGGTACGGCACAGTTAATTATTAAAAAGACTTATACAAATGTTTCCTCTGCTTCTAGCTCCTTAATCCTTCAAACTGCTCCTGATAATGAGTACTATCTTCCTTTTGATGAGGAAAGGTATCACGTTGCATATAGAGATGGAACAATCCAACCTCTAACAGAAGACATGTTCGTCTTCTCATCAAATCTCAAAACAGTAACCATTAATGGACTGGCAAGAGATTCTGAAACTGATATTAGAGTATCTGCTACTTTAAACAAAAACAAAGTTGTAGAGAAACAAAAAACCTTAAACAACGTATCATCAATCTTAATTACAAGATCAAGTGACGCATCTTCTGGAATTGGAACTACTACACTTAACGATGGGTTGACATTTAGTAATGTATATGGAACCAGAGTTCAGGACAAAGAAATTTCTTTGAACAAACCAGACGTTTTAAGAGTTCTTGCTGTTTATGAATCAGATGACCAGAATGATCCAAACATCCCAACTCTGTCATTATCAAATATTCGTGGTGTAAGCCAAACCACATCTGATTTTGTCATTGGAGAAAAGATTGTTGGTGATGATAGCAAAGCAGTTGCAAGAGTTGTTTCTGCTGTATCTGGTTCAATTGTAGAAATTGTTTATCTAAACGAAAGAACATTTGCGTTCAACGAAAATATTGAAGGATCAATTTCTAGAACTAACGCCACAGTTGCTAATATTGGACAAGCAGATAAAAATGTAACGAATGACTATGAACTTGATAATGGTCAAAGAAGATCTTTCTATGATTATGGAAGAATTATTAGAAGAAAAGGTAGACAAAAACCAACAGGAAGACTGAGAGTAATTTTCCAAAACTTTACTGTCGGACCACAAGATGCTGGTGATATTTTTACATCTGAGAGTTATGCAAATGAATTATACTCAAAAGATATTCCATCCTTTAATGGATTAAGAAATACCGACATTCTTGATATCAGACCAAGAGTAGGGGACTATGATACTACTTCTACATTATCTCCATTCGACTTTGCTTCTAGAAACTTTACTCAAAGTGGACAGTCTGTTCCAAACATTCTTGTGTCTGATGAAAATATCATAATTAATTATGAATATTATCTGGGAAGAATTGATAAAATTTTCTTAGATTCAAATGGAAGATTTAACGTAGTTCAAGGTGTTCCGTCAGAAAGTCCTCAACCACCAGCAAGTGTTGATGATAGTTTAGAAGTTGCAACTTTAAAACTTCCTCCTTATCTCTATTCTCTTGACGGCATTTCCATTAAGAGAAATGATTACAAGAGATACACCATGAAGGATATTGGTGATCTCGATACAAGAATCACTAATTTAGAATACTATACTGCACTTTCACTCTTAGAAAGAGAAACGGAATCTTTAACAATTCAGGATGCCAAAGGTCTTGATAGATTTAAGAGTGGTTTCTTCGTTGATAATTTTAAAACACATTTGATTCAGGATCAATCAAACGAAGACTTCTCCTGTTCTATTGATACTTTTAATGGCGAGTTAAGACCATCTCACTTTACAACTTCTGTTGATCTTGTTCTTGCGACCGCTGCTATTAGTGGAATTGGTGTTTCTACACCAGATACTCTTGATACTCGTTTTAATAGTCAACTCACAGATCCAAATCTTAGAAAGACGGGTGATTTAATTACTCTGAACTATGCGGATTTGATTGTGATGCAAAACTTGTTTGCATCAAGAGTTGAATCTGTAAACCCATTCCTCGTTACTAATTGGACCGGTAGACTTCACTTATACCCATCCTCTGATAACTGGGTGGATCAAAAAGTAATTAAGACTCAGGAATTTGATGCTCTTGGTCCCGATTTTGTAGCTTCCACACAAAAACTTGGTATTGAAGAAGCAAGTGGTTTTGCTGAGATTGAATGGGGTTCTTGGGTAGATAGTGTTGTTGGTAGAGAGACAAGAACTGCTGATAACACAGTTGTTTCCTCCACAACTAAGCAACTTAATGCAACTGATGATATTAAAACTACAACCACCCAAGTTGTAAGAACAACTTCTGATGTTCAACTTCATCAACAAAC